CTTCCTGCGGCGATTACCTTCAGGCAAAAAAATCGCATGGCGAGGCTGTTGAGTTATCTTCATCACCTCAGGACTTCAATTCATTAGTTGCTAACCTCCCCCTTTGTGAACTTAATGAGTATATCCAGTCAAATAATTTAAAAGTTCAGCCATCATCAGTAATACTTGATGAAAAGACTCTCCCGGCCCAATTTTATTGGGCAATTAATAAAGGCGAAGTGAGAAAGCTAAAAAAAGCGAAAAGCTCCGAAAGTCTGAAAAAAGCTGGAGCCAAAGATTAAACCAGTAGGAAATAACAAGTATTTAGCAGATACTAAGGCCTATGAGTTTTCTTCTTATGGTAAATTAAATGATGGCAATGAGATAATTGAATTATCTAACCACCTCACTGGTGGTGCCCTAAAAAATACACGCTATTATATAATCACCCCACAACAGAAAAGCGTAAAAATAATTAAAGAATTTTCTATTCTTAATTGATGCGCTTTTTAAAAAGGCCGCTTATGCGGTCTTTTTTATTATCAAAACCTCAAAACCTCAAAACCTCAAAACCTCAAATCACTTAGTCCCCCTTCAGAATATTCCTTTCGTTGTGCCAGGTCTCAAACACCCTTAACAAAGTGCCTCACATGAGGGAGCGCGGCAATCTACGTGAACCCCCTCATGATGGAGCAATACCCGATGGCTGATTTTCATCACGGTGTGCGAGTCGTTGAAATTAACGATGGTTCGCGCACTATCTCGACCGTTTCAACGGCAGTTATCGGCATGGTGTGTACCGCCGAAGATGCCGACGCCGCGACCTTCCCCCTAAACACGCCCGTTTTAATCACTAATGTGCTGAGTGCAACTGCAAAAGCAGGCACCAAAGGCACGCTATCGGCGGCGTTAAAGGCGATTTCCGAGCAGGCCAAGCCAGTGACCGTTGTCGTGCGCATTGCAGAAGGGACAACCGACGCGGAAACCACCTCTAATATTATTGGCAAGACCGACGAAAACGGCCGTTACACCGGCATGAAAGCGCTTCTGAGCGCCCAGGCTGAACTCGGCGTTAAACCGCGTATTCTTGGTGTACCTGGTCTGGATAATCAGGAGGTGGCAACAGCATTAGCCTCTCTCTGTCAGCAGCTGCGCGCCTTTGGCTATATTTTTGCCTGGGGGTGTAAAACCGTCGCCGAGGCAAAGGCCTACCGCGAAAATTTCAGCCAGCGCGAATTAATGCTGATTTGGCCGAACTTTATTAGCTGGAACACCACGGCCAACAAATCCGAAACGGCCTACGCCGTCTCGCGTGCGCTGGGGCTGCGCGCCAAAATCGACCAGGACACCGGTTGGCATAAAACGCTGTCAAACGTCGGCGTGAACGGCGTTACCGGTCTGTCGGCTAGCGTATTCTGGGATTTGCAGACCGTCGGCACTGATGCGGATTTGTTGAACGAAGCTTGCGTGACAACGCTTATTCGTAAAGACGGCTTCCGCTTCTGGGGCAACCGTACCTGTTCAGATGATCCCCTTTTCCAGTTTGAGAACTATACGCGCACCGCGCAGATTATTGCCGACACGATGGCCGAGGCGCACATGTGGGCGAGCGATAAGCCTATGACGCCAACCTTGGTTAAGGAGTTAATTGACGGTATCAAGGCCAAGTTCCGCGAGCTGGTAAACGCCGGTTACCTGCTGGGTGCGGATGCCTGGTATGACGAAAGCGCTAACGATAAAGACACCCTCAAGGCGGGCAAGCTGTCGATTGATTACGACTATACGCCCGTTCCCCCACTCGAAGACCTCACGCTGCGCCAGCGCATCACCGACTCATATCTGGTGAGCTTTGCCGCGTCGGTCACCAGCAATTAAGGAACTGTAAGCCATGGCTTTGCCAAAGAAATTAAAGCTAATGAACCTGTTTAACGACGCCAACAGCTATCAGGGCGTTGTGTCATCCATCACGTTGCCAAAGCTGACCCGCAAGCTTGAAAACTATCGCGGCGGCGGCATGAACGGCTCGGCACCGGTAGACCTTGGGCTGGATGATGACGCGCTCTCGGTCGAGTGGGCAATGGGCGGTATCGATGAGCGGGTGCTGTCTCAGTGGGGCAGCGCGAAGATTGCAGGCGTTCCGCTGCGTTTTGCTGGCTCTTACCAAAGTGACGACACCGGCGAAACCGTAGCGGTGGAGATCGCCATGCGTGGCCGCCACAAAGAAATCGATTTTGGTGATGCCAAACAGGGCGAAGAAACCGAAACCAAGATATCCACGGTGTGCACCTATTACAAGCTCACGATGGGGGGCAAAGACCTGATTGAAGTGGACACCGTCAACCTGATTGAAAAGGTTAACGGTGTGGATGTGTTAGCCGAACACCGCAAAAACATCGGCCTGTAATGCTCAATGCCAGCGTGTCTACGCTGGCCTTACTCCCTTATTAAAGAGAAACAAATCATGGAAAAGAAAGACAACATCGTGACGTTAGAAACCCCCATCAAGCGCGGCGAAACTGAAATTAGCCAGGTTGAAATTATCAAACCTAACGCCGGAGCGCTGCGCGGCGTCGGGCTGGCCGCCGTAGCAAATGCCGACGTTGACGCGCTGTTGGTTGTCCTGCCGCGCATTACGCTGCCGAACCTGACCAGGGATGAGGTGAGCAGGCTCGATTTGTCCGACCTTGTGGCACTGGCGGGCGGGGTGATTGGTTTTTTGTCGCCGAAGTCGGAGCAATAGACTGGCCTTGCGGCCTGATGGTCGATGACCTGATGGCCGACATTGCGATTCTTTTCCACTGGGCACCCTCCGAAATGTTTGAAATGACGCTGTCTGAGCTGTTGTCCTGGCGTCATAAGGCTCTTTTACGAAGCGGGAACACTGATGAGTAACAGCTTAAAGTTACAGGTATTGCTCAAAGCCGTAGACCAGGCGAGCCGCCCATTCAAAGCCATTCAATCCGCCACTAAAGCCCTCTCCGGTGATATACGCGGCACGCAGGAAAATCTTAAGGCGTTAAATGCGCAGGCCGCTAAAATCGACGGTTTTCGCAAAACCAGCGCCCAGCTCGCCGTTACCAGTCAGGCACTAAAAAAGGCCAAAGAGGACACGGCCGCGCTGGCGATGGAGGTCAAAAACGCAGAGAACCCGACAAAAGCCCAGGTGCGTTTACTGGAATCCTCCAAGCGTGCCGCGTCCGAGCTGCAAACCAAATACAACGGCCTGCGCCTGTCCGTGCAGCAGCAGCGCGAAGCCTTGAACGCCTCCGGCATTTCGACCAAAAAGCTAAGCACCGAGCAACAACGCCTCAAGGCCAGTGCTGACACGGCAACCAATAGCCTCATTCAACAGAAACAGCAGCTTGAACAGCTTAGCCAAAAACAGGCGCAGTTAAATCGGGTCAGTCAGCGTTACAAGGCAGGCCAGGAATTTTCCGGTAAAGTGCGCGGCGCGGGCGCAGCAGGTATCGGCATGGCAACGGTCGGCGCAATGGCGGAAATTGCAATACTGAAGCCCGGCTACGATTTCGCGCAGAAGAACTCGACGTTACAGGCCACGCTCGGGTTAGAAAAACAGTCGCCAGAAATGAAAGCGCTGCGCACCCAGGCGCGCCAGATTGGTGATAACACGGCGGCCTCAGCGGGTGATGCAGCGGCGGCGCAAAATATCATTGCTAAGGGGGGCGGCGATGTTAAGGCCATCATGGCCGCGACGCCGGTCACGCTGAATATGTCCCTGGCAAATACGCGCTCAATGGAAGAAAACGCGGGCCTCTTGATGAGCAGTAAAAATGCCTTTGGCCTAGCGAACGAACAGGTTGCGCACCTGGGCGATGTGATTTCCTCCACGCTCAACAAAACCGCCGCAGACTTTGACGGCCTCAGTGATGCCCTGACCTACATCGCGCCGGTAGCGAAGAATGCCGGTGTCAGCCTTGAACAAACGGCCGCGATGGTTGGCGCGCTGGCGGATAAAGGGGTTACGGGCAGCATGGCCGGTACCGGTGCGCGAGCGATGCTGATGCGGCTCCAGGCACCGACTGGCGAGGCGTATAAAGCCATCAAGGAACTCGGGGTAAAAACGGCGGATAAGAAAGGCAACATGCGTCCCATGTTTATTATCTTGAAGGAAATGCAAAAATCCTTCGATAAAAACAAGCTGGGAACTGCACAGCAATCCGAATACATGAAAACCATATTCGGCGAAGAGGCCGCAGCCTCGGCGGCGATCCTCCTGGATGATGCACGTAGCGGCAAGCTCGACCGATTGACGAATACCTTCCAGCATTCCGACGGCAGCACCGAGCGTCTCGTTAAAGTACAGCAGGATAATCTCGGCGGTGACTTTAAAGAGTTTCAGTCCGCCTATGAGGCAATCGGCACCGATCTTTTTGACCAGCAGGCAGAGAGCATGCGTAAGTTAACTCAAGGCGTAACAAAGTTCTTGCTGACCGTTGATGGTTGGATACAGCGCAATCCTGAGTTTGTGGCAGGTCTGGCGAAAGCGGCAACCGCAGGGCTTATTTTAGTCGGCGCGATTGGGGCTATTGGCCTGGCATCATGGCCGGTGATTGCTGGTCTGAATCTGCTGATTGCCGGTGCTGGATACCTAGGGACTGCCTTCAGTATTGCCGGTGGCACCATTGCCACGGTCTTTGGCACCCTGACTTTTCCCATCGTTGCTGCCGTTGCATTGATTGTCGGTGCGGTATTACTGATACGCAAATATTGGGAGCCTATTGGGGCATTCTTCGGGGGTGTGATGGAGGGCATTAAATCGGCCTTCCTGCCGGTCGGTGAGGCACTGGCCCCTTTTGCTGACCAGTTTGGATGGATAGCCGATAAGGTTAAATCTGCGTGGGGTTGGTTTAAGGAGTTGGTTGCGCCGGTGCAATCGACCAAAGAGGCATTAGACAGCTGCCGCAGTTCGGGCCAGTGGTTTGGGGAATGGATAGGAAAGGCGTTACGTGTTCCATTAGATGCCCTTAATCAGTTACGTGAAGGTATCGATTGGGTGCTGGATAAGCTGGGCCTGATTGATAGCGAGTCTAATGGGCTGGCCGACAAAGTGCCAAAGTATGGTGAGCCAGGGAGCGCGGCCTATGGCGGGGGCGGTTATCAACTGGCTCCGAATGAAAGCATGCCGTTTGCCCTGGGCGGAGGCATAAGTTACTCGCCGGTGACAGCGGGTACGGGGGGCGGCTATGTCGATAAGAGCCAGACCACCAATCACTACCAGGTCACCATTCCGCCTGGAATGAGCAAAGACGATGCGCTGGCATTGCTTGCAGAAAATAGCCAGCGTCAGGAGCGGGAACGCCGCGCCCGCCAGCGTAGCCAAATGGGCAACGATTAGGAGCCAATGCCATGATGATGACCTTAGGAATGATGGTGTTTATGCGCCAGACGTTGCCTTACCAGGGAATGCAGCACAACGTTGATTACCGTTGGCCGACCAATAGCCGTATCGGTCAGCGCGCTACCGCACAATTCCTGGGGCCAGGTGACGAAAAAATCACACTCAGCGGCCTGCTTTTGCCTGAAGTGACCGGCGGTAAAATCTCCGTTGCGTCTCTGAAAGCCCTCGCTGACCTTGGGCGTGCGTGGCCGCTAATCGGTGGAGACGGGACCATTTACGGCATGTATGTGATTGAGGACATCAACACTAATTCAGCAGAGTATTTCTCGGACGGCAGCGCCCGCCGCATTGAATTTACAGTCAACCTGTTGCGCGTCGATGAGTCGTTAACGGCGATGTTTGGAGATTTGAAAAAGCAGGCTAATGACCTGCTGGGCCAAAGCGGCAATCTTTCATCAAGCCTGCAAACCGTTGTAGGCAGTCTGTCCTCTCAGGTCGGAGGATTATTTTCATGATAACCAATCTGAGTATGCCCGCAGGGGTAGAGATAACCCCCGACTTTATGATTAACCTCGACCAGAAAGACATTACACAAAATATCCGATCGCGGCTTATTTCCTTAAGCCTGACAGATAATCGCGGCTTTGAGGCTGACCAGTTAGACATTGAACTGGACGACGCCGACGGGCTACTGGCAATGCCAGAGCGTGGCGCTGTACTGTCGGTTTTCCTTGGCTGGAAAGGTTCGGCGTTGGTTGGTAAAGGGAGTTATACGGTTGATGAGGTTGAGCATCACGGCGCGCCCGATACGCTGACCATTCGCGCACGCAGCGCTGACTTTCGAGGCAGCTTGAACTCTCGCCGTGCCGTGTCTTATCACGACACCACCCTGGGCGAAGTGGTTAAGCAGATTGCTGAACGCAACAACCTGAAGGCCATGCTGGCCGACGGGCTGGCAAATATCGCGGTTCCCCACCTGGACCAGACGCAGGAGACGGACGCCAAATTTATTACCCGCCTGGCGTCACTCAATGGCGCAGTGGCAGCCGTAAAAGAGGGTAAGCTGTTATTCATCAAGCCAGGCAGCGGCGTGACGGCAAGTGGTAAAGCTATTCCCCAGATGACAATTACTCGCAGAGATGGGGACCGGCACAGCTTTAGTATTGCTGACCGAGGCGCATATACCGGTGTGACGGCCAGCTGGCTACACACCAAAGACCCCGCACCTAAAAAGGTAAAACTGCAACGTAAGAAAAAGGAACAGCACCTGCGCGCCTTACAGCACCCTAGCGCAAAAGCGACCAAGAAAAAGGCAGTAAAAACCCCAGAGGAAAAGGAAGGCGAGTATATGGCAGGCACTGAAGATAATGTGTTTGCGCTGACGACCGTTTACGCGACAAAAGCCGCCGCAATGCGCGCTGCAAAATCTAAATGGGAAAAACTACAGCGAGGTGTGGCCGAGTTTTCGTTAACACTGGCAATGGGGCGCGCCGACCTTTTCCCCGAAACGCCTGTAGCGGTAAGCGGGTTTAAAGCGGTGATTGATGAGCAGTCATGGATTATCAGCAAAGTGCAGCACAGTTTGAGCAATAGCGGCTTTGTGACCACGTTAAATTTAGAAGTGCTGCTGTCAGATGTGAGTTATGAAGAGGCAGAATTAGATTGAGTTTGTTTTTGCAAGTTTATTCTTGCATAATCAAACAGGAGCTCATTTACTTCTCAAAATTCAAGTTACAGGCGGGTAAAAAGATGATGAACTGTCCAATGTGCCAATATGCGGCACATGCCAGATCCAGCCGTTATCTCAGTACAGAAACCAAAGAGCGCTATCACCAGTGCACGAATATTAATTGCGGCTGTACTTTTAAATCCCTTGAGTCCATCACTGACATCATTGTAAAGCCTGCGTTGATTAACCCTGTCCCGCCGCACCCTGGCCGAGGTAATCAGGGTAATCTCTGGATCTAGTCCCCTACCCCGCTGATGCGGGGTTTGTTTTATCTGCTGGGTATTAGCATCCAACCGATCGGCCATTCGCGTTTTACTTGGCTACCTGTTAGCGAATCAATTAAATCATATCCAGAAAAGACTAGATGGTAGCTATGAGTAAGAAGCGAGCACTGGCATTTTCAGCTAATATTTAGCTGCTAAAAGCCTTACTTCTCTGTAACTGATCAATTAGTTGGTTCTTGCGGATTTTTACTTCCCCAAGCTGAATAGCAGTTCTTTCTTTGATACGGCGTAGGCGTAGGTTTACATGGCCTTCCGATGATACCTTCGCGCCAGTGATACCCATGATCGCTTTAACCGTCAAATATTCTTCTTCAAAATCATCAACCACATAAATTAGCATCTCCAGATTTTTAGCATTGATAAACTGAACGAACTCCTTATTCAGTAAGATACTTGCCTTCTCAAGTTCTTCCTTCTGGCTCAAGATATTCAGAATTTTCTTGAGCTTAGGAGTCGCAATCTCGTCAGGTTTGCAGTTACCGATTTCCGTAAGGGTCTCAGATAATTCTTTTACTTGGTTTATCAGACAGATCACTTCATGCATAAAAGGAACAGGCTTAAGTCTGCCTAAAGTTGTTGTTACCCACCGGTACGTTTTCTCATGAAGATTTTCCTGCTGAATATCAACTCTGATGTCCCAGTTTCGTGTTTTTTGGGCGTTCTCAATGTACCTTTTAGCAGAGTTAGGGAGGAGTTTATTTAAATGTGTTAAATTAACTCGGGTATCGATCAACCTTTGACGTAACGTGGCAATCTCAGCACTCAGCAAAACTGTATTACTTTGGTACTCAGAGAGCTTATATAAAGCCTTAACGCGTTCAATTTCTTTGCGCACACGATTTCTTTCAAGGGCAAACGACTTGTCAGCTTTAAAGTAATTTCTTGCACAATGACCGCCAATTAATACCTCATGGCCATCCAAGGTAACTCCTAACCACCCCTTGCGATGTTTCTGGTGGCATATCCCATTACGGGCTTTGACCTGACAAATTGCTTCATCTTCTAGGTGGTATTCACCGACGAGTTGTTTGAAATTATCAGGACCAATTTCATGGTCAGGGGAAAAGGCAAGACGAATATTAATATCACTCAAACTTGTGAAGAACTCAGAACTATTGGCCATCAACATACCTCAATCAACTTAAGAACTGTTTTAATTGCCAGCATGTTTAAATATACAGGTTAAAATTTGATCTTTCAATAAACCCTCTATTGAATGCGCCTGAGGCTTAGCCTTACAAATAAACCACCTCAAAATATGTGTTAGTAACGTCCGCTTTGGCATATAGCCGATTTCCCTGCGATACGTGATAAAACTTCTTTGCTTATTTGGGGATAATCAAGAAATTTACAAAAGACGCATAAGATCGCATGCACCTGTACAGCACTTGTATAAAATCCTTAAAACAAACATTGAATACTGTTTTTATATACAGTATTTTGCGTCTTTTGATTTCAAAAGCGCAGAATGACTATGGGCCCTAAAAAGCTTGCGGACGGCAAATGGCAGTGTGATTTTTACCTCAATGGCAGAGGTTCTAAGCGGGTGCGTAAAACCTTTATAACCCGTGGGGAAGCCATCAATTACGAAAAATTTATGATGGCTGAAATTGAGTCTAAACCCTGGCTGGGCGAAAAAGACGACCAACGTCACCTCAGTGAGCTAATCGACCTATGGTATAAACTGCACGGCTGTTCACTCAATGACAAAAAAGGCCGCCTCGGCAAACTGCATATCATTTGTCGCGGTCTGGGCGATCCTGTTGCTAATACCCTGACCGCAAAGGATTGGGCACACTATCGCGATCGCCGGCTGCGTGGCGAGATTGAAAACGGCTATAAGACCAGCACAAAGTCCCTAAAAGTTTCGATTGCGACCGTAAACTGTGAACATGCTTTTATACGCGCGGTGTTTAATGAGTTAGTTCGACTTGGGGAGATCAGCTACCCTAACCCGCTGAAAAACGTCCGTGAGTTCGATGTGCCAGAAAAAGAGATGGCCTGGCTGACCGATGAACAGTTAACCCGCCTGATGCGCGCTTGTCGCGGCCACGCAAACCCTGACCTCACTTTAATCGTTAAGATATGCCTGAGTACCGGCTCGCGCTGGAATGAAGCCGCCAAACTTAAAGCCTCGCAACTTTCACCAGGGAAAGTCACCTTTATTAAAACCAAAGGTAAGAAAAACCGCACAGTACCCATTAGCCAGGCACTTTACGATGAGTTAATAGCCCGCGAGGGCAAGCTCTTTGACGAATGCTACCGTCAGTTTTATCGCGTGCTCAAGATTGCAAAAATAGAATTACCCGAAGGCCAGATGAGCCACGTCTTGCGACATACTTTCGCCAGTCATTTTATGATGTCGGGGGGAAACATAATTGTACTGCAGCGTATTCTTGGTCATTCCGATATTCGCGTAACGATGCGTTATGCGCATTTCGCACCAGACCATTTAGAGGACGCAATTAATTTCAACCCGCTGCAAAGGCTGAATTCACTGACTACAAATTGACTACGAGGGGTATACACGGGGGGTACAGGGTAGAACAGGACAACCCATAAGTGACTGATTTTAATGCAATTGTTTGTTTTAAAAACCCCCCAAAAAAAGACCGAATACGATTCCTATATTCGGTCTAGGGAAATGGCTCTTGGGAGAGAGCCGTGCGCTAAAAGTTGGCATTGATGCAGGCGGTTAAGCCATACAACTTAAAGAGTAGTCGAGCTTAAATGCTTTTCCAGCGAGTTTGGCGACCTGTGATAATTACTTAACGAAATGAGTTACGTTTTGTGACAACATTCGCAAAACCACCCATTAACTGTGTGGAATTCAAGCAAGAAGGGGGTTTTTAGACAGGGGGATATTAAAGAGGCCGACGTGGATCAGCCTCAGGAAGCTCAACTTAACACAGGGTTCCAGCGCGCTCGATAAACGGGGCAAGACTCATCTTGTGGCCGGGATTTTTGGGGTCATCCAGCTGAATAATGCTCAGCGGCTGTGCACTCACCTTCCCTTCTTTCACCCACTGCTCTGCTACATCATTCAGCGGATACTGCGCCAGCGTGCTGTCATTAATCACGAACAGGGCTTTGCCTGGTCGGCATTGCAGCATCACTTCTTCACGGGTGAACGCCCATGCCTTGCCATATTCCAGACGGCTCACGGTAACAACTTGCGGCGCTGCGAAACAGCTGGCAGACAGGGTGAGCAACAGGCCCCCAAGTAGCGTTTTTTTCATGACTCTTCCTCGTTAAACTTCTCAATAACAATCTTGTTGCCAATCCAATGCTCAGCACAACTAATTAGGCGATAGGGTAGCAAAAAGGCTCACCAAAGCAATCACCAACAGTGCCAAAGCAAACTCCAGCCAGCAAACGGCGATCATGCGTCGCTGCGTATGCTCATTGTGGTGCGCGAACTGCGGAACCAGCCAATAGCGGTTATAAATGGCCACCGCGACCATCACGGCCACCAGAGCGGCCTTACAAACAAGCAGCAGCTCATAAGGCGAGTGAATGTCCGTTGGCCAACGCTGCAAGATGAATGCGCTATTGGCGATACCGGTCAGTACGACAAGCGCAACAGCCGCGTGCCCGAGCGTTGAGAATCGCAGCAGAGCCACAATCGCCTCAGGTCGAGTCGCGGGCTGATGGGTCAGCCTCATGCAGGTCAGCAACGGGATCAGGCTGCCAAACCAGTATGCGGCACTGAGCAAATGCACGGCGTGGTTAGTGCGCTGCAATACGCCCAAGGTGCCTTCATGCATGGCCGCATGACCGATGAGCGCCTGCCCTATCAGCATTCCGGCGCTTAGCAGCATCGCCATCAGAAAACGTCCGGGCAGGCCATCGATAAGAATCAGCAGCAGCGCGACCAGCGCCATCAGCATATGCCAGCGCCAAACCTCTCCAAAGGTGGTGGTCAGCACCAGCAGCCAAACATTCACATTGAGCATGTCGGTCCATCCGTTGCCCATAACCCCTGCCTGCACGGCGACCATCAACAGCGCGGTTAACGCAGAAAGGCAGGCCGAGGTCAGGATCAGGGTCTGGTTTTTACGCGCCAGGAGTGCGGACAAACCTTGCGGAGACAGCAAACGAGTGAAGACGCAGGCGCCAAAAAGTTGCATCACGGAAATAAAGTGCACAAAGCGGCACAGGACAAACAGCGATGCCAGGCTCATAACGTTACTTTACCGTAAAGCTGTAGGTACCTTGGGTCTTATGTCCATCAACGGAAACAACGTGCCATGAGACGTTATATTTACCGCGGGTCAATGGCGCAGGTAGGGCAATCAGGACCTGAGTGTTGTCGTTGGTGGCCAGTTTGAAATCACCGGTTTTTACCGGCTGATTGTTCGGACCTTCCAGCACGACTTTACTGAAGCTGGGTTCCACGCCCTCGCTAAATCCGAGAGTGAGCTCGGTCGGTGCTACGCTGACTTGGCTATCGGCAGCCGGCGTCTCACTCTTGAGATGAGCGTGGGCAAAAGCCTGTTGTGAAATCAAACCTGCGGCTAGAACGCAGGCAGAACTGAGAATACGCAGACGCATCAGTTTTTTAATAGACACAATTATTCCTTGGCTAATTGAAGATGAAAATTCAGCCGCAACTTTAGCGCAATCTGCCGTTGGGATCTGTGGAAATTAACGGGTAATCAATGCAGAAAATAAGAAATGTGCAAATTTCGCACGAAAAGCTCAGCGGGGATGTCAATAATCACATGAATAATAAGAGTAAAATAAAAAAAACGCAGAACACGGTTAACGTATTCTGCGTTTCAACACTTAGCGGAAAAATCAGGCTGACGGCGATTGGCCAACCATGTTTTTCAGATCTTTATCCACGAAGAACAGACCGTTACCGGTATTGCTCACCAGACCGAGTTTATCCAGGACAGATTTGAACAGAGTCTCTTCTTCATGCTGTTCTGCCACATACCACTGCAGGAAGTTGAAGGTTGAGTAATCTTTAGTGGTCATCGCCAGGTCAGCCAACTTGTTGATCTCTTCAGTGATCAACTGCTCGTGCTGATAGGCAAGATTGAAAACGTCGGCCAGTGATTCGAAATCGGCACGCGGGGCGTCGATAGAGCCGAGCAGCGGCAGTGCACCGGTGTCGCTCACATATTTGAACAGGCGATGCATGTGGTCCATCTCTTCGCGAGAGTGTTCCATCAGGAAGGCCGCAGCACCTTCAAAACCTTTATCACTGCACCAGGCACTCATCTGCAAATATAAGTTAGCGGAATAGAATTCAAGATTCAGCTGTTGATTAAGCTGTTTGATCATATCTTCTTTAAGCACGATGAGGCTCCAGATTTAATATTTAAATTTATATGGATATTAGAATGCGTTATTTGTGTGCATTATGCCTAACTCTATATAAAATAAAAAGCGTTGTTTCCCACAATAGAATAAAAATCAAAGAATAAATATAACCACATGATTTTAATGAATTTAAAATAACATCTAAATAAGAACGAAGTTGTTAGTGATAATTATTCACGATAAAAAATCCATTAAAAAGAATCATTCTTATTAATATTCTACTTTATTTAATTTAAGCGCAGGCAATTAATAGACATTCAATTAAATGAATAAAAATGATTAGTAGTCTCATTTAGATTGAAGTGACACGCGTCAGGGCATTCACCTCGGCCGGACTGTCTTGTACAATGCGCCAAGAATCGCTAATCAGGAACAAAATGATGAACCGTAATCTGGCCGAGATAGCCAAAGAAGAGATGGACAAAATTAAC